TGTCCACACTACTTGACTTTGTTGTATTAATGCTATCGAGGTCTTTATTTAAAAATTTAAGGATAAATTCTACGGCTTGTTTAAACGATACTGTTTTATCTCCAGATTCCGACCATTCATACTGTTGTCTAGATAACACACCTCTAACAAAACCAATGATAGAAGATTTGAATACTTCTTCACAGTTGTGTGTTCTGCATTTCCAATTGCCCCTATACATATCTCCTGTATAATAAAGATTTAAGGCTGAGTGATTGTCTCCTTCGTGAATGGGGCATCTACAAAGCACCATCTTATCTGTCATTCTGTAATCTTCAACGCCCAGCACTTCCAATAATTTTTCAATATCATCACAAGCTAGGTCGCACAAATTTTTAAGTTGCGTTTGACTATACGAAGTCGATTGTTTCATCAGACTGTTCATTGATTATAAACCCATCATTTTTAGAGGAAATATTGTTCTTAATTTCTAATTTAGTATTACCTTCAGTAATTTTTGCACACCAACCTTCCATATGACAATTGATATAGTCATTGTCATCCAATCCTCCACCATGTCTACTAATCACTGGAATTAGTTTTCTATTTCCAGCTTCTGGTCCATCTTCTGCAATTTCTTCATCAGATTTTCTTTTGAATATTGTAAAATTACTACATAACCATATGATTCTATCCGAGCCGCTGGCTGTATCTGTTGATTCTTTCGTGATACCATCTCTGTTTAATTGTATAAAAGAAACAATCGGTACTTTATATTTATTTGCTAAGTTATGCAAAGATGTCATCATGAAACCGAGCACTTGATATTCTTTCATGTCTTGAGAAATGCCCTGGCTATCCATAAGTTTCAAATAATCATAAAATATCACGCAGTCTTTAGCAGTTCCATCTGAATTGAGACCCACATCTTTTACAAGCCATCTTTTTATAACAGACAACTGCTCATCAAACGGTTTGCCAGAAATAGATTTATAATAAAGTTTAGATTCTTTGAGTTGTTTGGCTGCTTCTAGAATCTTAGTCTTTTGCATTTCGCTATTAGCAAATTTTCCGGTCTCAATTTTATTAATTTCTATTGATGAAATCATGGCTAAAATTCTATGTATATGGTCTTCATGGGACATTTCTGTATCTAGATTCAAAACAGGGATTTGTAATTTCGAAGCTATATGAAAACCCATATTATCAGACAGCAAAGTTTTACCGGTTTTTGGTCTTGCTGCAATAACATTAACCGTACCTCTTCTCAAGCCTCCTCCTATAGATTGATCATAGATTGGAAAGCCGGTTGAGATACCGACATTGGTAACAGGATTGCTGATTAAATAATCGATGTGTTCATCAACAGTATCTCCGATATGTATTGGCTGATTTTCAGCATCAGAAACAGAGGATCCAAAATCAAACACCGTATCTTCTGCTATAGCTAAAATTTTACCAACACTTTCTGTACCTGTAAGATCTCCTATCTTCTTACCAGCAAGTTCTAGTTTTCTTTTAAGAGTTCTTGCTATTTCTAATTTTTTAAGAGTAGCAGCAAACTTTCTCAGATTTTCTGACTCTACAGGAAAATCTATAAGAGATTTTAAATGCTCGCTTTCGCTTTTGCCAGCAAGTACGGTATCGCAACCTAATTGCTTTGCGGCAGAATATATTGATGGAACATCTATGGTTTTTGTATCAGACTCTTCATAAATTTGCTTTATACACTTATATATAATACTATTGGTTGATATAGTAAAACTATTTTCCGAAACAATATCAGAAACATCCAAATAAACATTTTCACCATAAGTAATAATACCAGCTAAAACAGCTCGTTCTGCGGCAGGATCTGATAACATATTTATCCTAGATTGGGGTTTGACTTAGTTTTTTGTATAGAAACAAGAACGTCAGATAAATTTTTTAAACTATTTGCCATATAAGATAGTCTGTCATTTCTTTGTTTCGCATATTTTTTTATTTGATTCAGAGCGTATGCTTTTTCGTTATGTTTAATAGCTTGTAGGGATTTTTCTACGTAGCCATATCCTTTATAATTATTGATTTCGTCGGCTATAGTTATTTTAATTTCTTCTTCAGCCCAGTTGTATCGAGCTATTTCTCTATTAATAGTTCTTTGCAGATGGAAAACAAATTGAGATAGTCTATATGCTATTTGTCCACAATCGGGAGGTGTTAATTTTTCTAGATCGTCCCTGTTCATTGTAAGATAAGTGTTGAGTTCCTGTTCAGGCAAAGCGTCTCTACTATACTTCGGTAATCCGACGCTTGACTCGTATTCATCAAGAATTTTATCCCAATATTCTACTTGTTCTTTGGAAGTTTTACTCATGTATGTTCAGCCTTTCACCCCATTGTACCACAGATTCGTCATAAGGCAAGTCAATAATTTTGATATCATTGATATCGCACCAATCCCTTTTTTCCCTATCCCTTCTTTTATGTTTCATAAAATTTAACTGTGTGCCATGAAAAAATGGAATGAACTTATAGTGTTGCTCACCATTTACTTCAATACACAATTTTAGTAATGGTACATAAAAATCTAAAAATAAAGTAGTACCATATCTTAAAGGTATGCCGACTTCCTCCAGTATCTGCATGGTAGGAAAAGTATCTTTAATTAATTGACGAGCTTTGAGATGCAGATCAGATTTATTTTTCATCTGACCTTTTGCGATATGTCCAGTTAATGACCAATTTTGAGTATTGCCGTCTAAATCTACAATTTGCATACTAAATGCCCATAGTTGTTTTTACTTCTTGCCAAAGAGAATCATAAAGCTCAGGATTTCCAGATAGATAATCTATTGCTTTTTCCATGCCTTGAAATTTTGGTTTATCTTCAATAGAAGAGTATGTGTACCAAGCGCCCCCCTTAGAAATTAAACCCAAATCTACTGCTAACTTAAATAGTTCGGCATTTTTATCTATCCCCGTGCCATACCTAATAAAACTACTAATACTACCCCCAGGCGGACCAAGAGCCGAGCACAACACTTTCCAAACCACCTCTTGACCTATCTGGTTTTTATCGTCTTCTTTTCCAATCGACCAAGCCTTAAAATATTCTGCTCTAATTTTGATATCTGTTTGATAAGCAATAGCTTGTCCGCTTTTTTCTTTCCATTCTACATTACCATATCCAGGATTACCCATTAAATGCGTAATACCGATCACTATATTTTGATTAACAGGAATAACATTCGCCACTTTTCTGCAAAACTTAGCTAATAATTTTGCACCATCAGCTCTTTGCATTTTATCCATACCGGAAGTAATCTCAGCTTCCGTACATAAAGCAGAATATGAGTCTATGATAACTATAGAGCCAGGTTCCTCATTGATAATTCTTTCTGCAATTTGAAGATATTCTTCTGCATGCAAAATTTTGCCAGTTTGAGAACCTATAATATTAAATCTGTCTAAGTCTAAATTAGGTATCCCTTGAATGTCTCTCTTCTTTAATCTACCTTCTATGTTCAGGTAATACACTTGTCTGCCCTTAGCAAAACTTCCGTGAGCGTATTCTGGCTTTTGCGCTGTGGCAGCAAAGTCTAGCGATGTGGTAGTCTTGCCGCATTTAGGTTGTCCCGTAAATACTATAAAACTTCCTTCCGGGATACCACCTCCTAAAACAATATCTAGCGAAGGACTTACAGGAATCACAATCTGCTCTCTGTCTACTACAGAATTGCCCGATACAACAATGCCGTCGCCAAACTTTTTATTAACATCGTCTTTAATTTTCGTCATTGTCTATATCCTCTAGTTTATCTAAAATACTACTTTTATTATTGTGTTTTCTATAAGTGTTGACCGCATTTCTTACCAATTTTTTAGTTAAAGTCTGATTTTCCTTCTCCACCTCAAGAACTTTCTCTTCTATAATCTGTATCAGATGAGGTGCTCTCAAGGAAAAAATCTTTTGTGCTCTGTAGTCATTCAAAGCTCGAATGACAGGCTTCTCTCCATACTTGCTAATCAGTTTGTTGGCTGTGGCTATTTGATTACGGAAAAATCTAGACCATTCCTTATTCAGCCAAAAACGATAATAAAGATCCTTTTTATCTTTAACCGCTTTGTGTTCACACACTATTTCTGTAACGTACTGAGCAGCAGTTACTTGAGATTGTGAATATTTAGAATTGTATTTCATTGCTTTGGTAAATCAACGTCTTTAGCCGCTTCTGCTAAAGATTTATTCAAATGCTCTTTAAACTTGTCTATAAAAGGCTTATAGTCTTCTGCTACAGCAACAGGGATGATGTATCTGTCGTCTATCGCTTCGACACAACCCAACTCTTTTTTCTTATGATCTGTTGCTATTACTTGATATTGTACAGTAATGATTATCTCGTGGAGACAATTTTCTTTATCTGGAACGCCTCTTTCCTGATTTCCTGAATCCTTATTAAAGAAATCGGCATATTGCCCTTGATCAAAGTTGTAATTGCTTTTACGCAATTCTTCTAAGATATTAGCAATATGTTCTTCATCAGTAATATATTTTTGATTATCATCCTGATGATCCGGAGCATCTGTTGCATTTGTATCTGTCATATGAACTCACTAAACTTGGACTAACTTTTTCTTTTTTGCCACATATTCTACACGTTACTTGAACAGGTTCAAATTCTCTGCTTCTCTCTATTGGCGCTACATTTTCATGAAGTTTTTTATCAATGTCTGCATCTTCTTTATGCATCTTGAACTCTGACATTTGTAAAAATTTATTTGTTCTAGATGGTTTTGTGTTAGAACTATTGTTTGATCCATCTTCGGTTACATCAAGTAATGAAGACAGTAAAGATATTAGCTCTTTAACCTGTTCTGGATTTTTTTTGAGTTTTTCTATATCCATTATTTATTCTTTGGTCTAAAAATGTGAGAATGATTAACAGTGGTCGGTTGGGTTTTTTTTCTTAAATCATCAGCAAGCATAGAATCATTTTTGGTCATAATTCTAGCATTGTTAGAACTTTGTTTATTTTCATTAATTGTTTCTGTGTTTGCATTACTGATTTGTGTTGTAAGATTTTTATCTTGTATAATAGTTTCTATTTGTTTTTTAGATAAGTTTAAATCCTCACAAATAAAATCAATATTTTTTCCTGAAGTATACAGATATTCAACAGCATATGTCTGTGCTTTACTAATCTTAGGCATTAAATCATCTCTCTTTCAGCTTGCAGAAGCCATTTGGTATTTTTAGTTTGTAGGTATTTTTTATACATATCAAAAACAATCATGTTGGTAGTTTTAAATTGATACGATTCTTTAATTAATCTTTTTTTTGCATGAGTAAACTCTTCTGAAACCGATAGTTGAGAGTACGGATCGAGCAATTTACCATAATTCGACACTTTTACATAATATAAAACAGTGTTATGTAGGTGGGTTTGTTTTGCCACAGAGTTCGTGTCTGTTGAACATCTATAGTTGTTGTTCTCATCTATAAATTCACTATCTTGTTCAGCACAAAAATATAATGTACTGTTTTCCTTAATCGTGTCTTTGCTAATCTTTATTGTATGAAATGTCATTTTTGCCTCATTGAAGTCATACCGTTAGGTAGTTTAAATCCTGTGTAATCATCTTTATATGCATTATGTTTTTTGTGTAAGTGGGCTTTCTCATCGTTACTCATTCTGTCTCTATTTCTATTAGCTAAATCACCTATAGTATTTAATTCATCGTCAGTTTTAATGATTGAGTTGGTTAATCCTCCCAGATCATCCTGATATGATCTTCTCATCATAGAAGCACATGAGCACTCTATAGTATCCTTATAGTCTTTAAGGCTAAAAAATATTTCTGTTTTCAGTCCGCAATGATCACAAATGTAAGTGTACTCTGGCATTACTTTATTTCTCTATGTATAAAAGATAATATTCTTTCATTTTTTGTTCTGAGAAAATCGATATACTGTTTAAAAATAGAGTGTGGAACTTTGGTGAATATTGTTTCTGACTTACAAACAGAATCTATATATGTATTTGTTCTTTTGGATTTAATCGATAGTTTTTCTACTGGATTAAAAGGCTCTTTGTCTGTGTATGTTCTAATGTAATAATCGTATTGATCAACAAGCTTGGAATGATCAGGTAGCTTTTGCTTGACCTTCTTTGCCATAGCCTTGTCTTTTTGATCCCCATCTAATAGAGGATAGCCTGCTGGATCGTAATTATCATGTAAGCCATTTAAAGTATAGAATGTTGTATCTTCTGTGTGTTTTTTAATGCTAAATTTCATAGATTATAGCCAGATATATACTGTTGCCATTTTTCATTAGTTGTGCCATTACCTATAGTAATCAAATGTTGATACCACGGCAAGTATTTTATAGAGAAAGACGGCTTAAGAGGCTCGTTTATCAATGTCATATTAGCCTCTTTAGGGGTTTTATTTCCTTTTCTTCTATTACATTTAGAGCAAGCCGTTACAATATTGGTCCAATTTGTTGCGGATCTTGTATCTACAAATCTTGATTTAGGCACTACATGATCATAAGTAAGATGATTATGAGAAAATACATTACCGCAATATTGACAAGTATAGTTGTCTCTAGTGAATAAATTTTTGCGAGAAAAAACTATATTGTATCTTTTGTGCAACTTGAAATATCGGACGGTTTTGGCGACAGCTGGGATTGGAAATCTTCTATTAGCACCAATAATATATTCATTACTATAGTAATCAATAATTTCTATGCCTTGATTTTTTTTATACTTATATTTAAATGACCAAGTAATTGCTTTTTGCCAATTAATAATACCTATAGGAGAATAATCAGCATTAAGTATTAAACAATCTTTGTGCCCACACATTATTTATAACCTATCAACTATATCACCGATAATGGGATTTCTGACAATATCTGAAATTTCTAGCTCAGAAAAACCAATATTATTAACACCTTGTAATCTAGTTATTATATCGGAGAAACCTTGCCTCTGATTATAAGCCAAATCCGATTGCTCCAAATCACCCGTCAATACCATTTTACTATCAATACCAATTCTTGTCAAAAGCATTTTCAACTGATCATATGAAGCATTCTGACATTCATCAGCTACTATAAAAGCCTCATGAAAACTTCTGCCACGCATTAAACCTAAAGGCACCACTTCTATTTGTCTTGTGTGTTTAAGTTTCTGGAAATGTTGAGCTTTCAGAAAATAATCAACCTCATCAAATAAAGGCAATAAGTAAGGATGTAATTTCTCTTCTGCTGTACCTGGAAGGAAACCTAGTCTCTCTCCAGCTTCTACAACAGGTCTGGTAATGACAATCTTTTTTACTTTAAAATCAAGCAAATATTCTAAAGCCATTCCAATAGCTATATGGGTTTTGCCGCTACCAGGAACCCCCTGACAAAAAGTAACGGTATTTTCTGCAACGGTTCTTATATAATCTTTTTGATTAATAGATCTTGGCTTAAGTCTATTTTTAAAACCAATTACAATGTCTTCAGGTTTATCAAAAACATCTTGTTTGTTTGTGTTATTGTTCTGATTCAGGACACTAAATTTGGTATTGTTTTGTTTTTTTCTTTTTCTCAATGTTATACCTCACGGAATAAAGGATTAGATCAAACATGCTCCACCAGCACAACTAATTTCCTCTATTCCCACGGTATTGTCCTCTGTTTCTAATAGTTGTGTATAATCAACCTTAGCAAAACTATCATATAAATCTGTATATATTTTCCAATTATATACATCTTTCATACAATACGTCAATCGTCTTATATCATTTTCAAAATACTTTCTCGCAAACCTCCTCATTTTAAGAGAAAATAATTTTTTATCATCGGTGTCTTTATCTGTTTCTTGATTTAGAGTAATATAGTCACAAGCTGACCATAGATTGTTATCAAAAGCATTAAGGCCCAGCTCAATTAAACCAGAACACCATAATGCCGGATCTCCATACTCTTTAACTATTTCGCGGCTAGTTAGCACAGTTGTAAATGGCGCTTGAGGATAGTCTTTATCTCCACTTTGAGGAATAAGACTGATACCTGCAAAATATTTACGATTTTGATAGATATATTTTGTTACGTCTTCCCACTCATCAGGTTGTACAGTCACGGTATTGCTAACATTATGACTAAGAAAATCTTGCGTACATAATGATCTGTTTTTACCAGACTGAACCCAATTCTTTTGTGTGTCTTTGACAACAGACAACATTTCTACTGCTGGTAATTGATTTTTTAATTTAGAACCATCTGGCACTTCAATGGGAAATTTAATAACCTCATCGGTGTTGTTGGCAGACCATGACGACTTTTCACAAGCCTGTGGATTGTAGCTCTTAAAGTATTGATATGGAGGCTCAAGAATATTGGCCTGAACATGTCTAATGTATCTTTTTGCATGATGAGGATGAATCCCAGAACTTGTACCAAGCATAGAACTACTTGTACCTTCTGGTTTTAAACAGGTGACTCTGGCTGCTTGATTAATACCAATTTTTTTAGACAACTCTTTGTTGGTATCAACAGCGATTTTTGCACCAGCTTTTAAAACTTTTTCTGTTAGTACTAGATCATGTTTTTCCATAATTCCAGTTAATGAAACACCTAATAGTGCTTCTCTATCAAAGATAGACTTGCTGACTTCACCTAAATAATCTAGATCAGTAAATCCAGCTTGTAGTGTTCCAATAATAGCAGCTGCTTTGCATCTTTCATAAAAATCATCTTCATCTGTTACGGAGGAACAGTTGATAGTAGAAAGATTACAACCTTGCCATCCTGACTTACCTGTTTTTTCATCAACAGGCCACATACCTACCTCAACGCAAGGATTAAAAGTCATTTCTGTAGAATCGCTCCAGATAAATCCTGGCTCACCAAATTCTTTAACAGACTCCATAAGATTTTTAAAATCTTCATAGGATGTGTCATCTTTTAATAGTAGTGCAGAGTTATTGCTTCTTGCTCTTTGAGGATTTTCTACGTACCAATTGCCTGTCTTGGCTTTTGCCATCTCCTCATCATCGGCACTAAATAGCGCTAATGACGCACTTCTACGCACCCCACCAGATAGTACAGCATCGCTGCTGTGCATAATAATATCATAAGCATCAATCGGTCTGAGCTTTTTTTGGCCATTTTCAATACACTTGTCTAAAAGTTCTCTAATTTTTTCTAAACCATTTTGCAGTGGTTCGAAACCGGGGGCTTTGCCAACACCAGAAGATAGCTGGGCTCCTTTTTTACGAATATTACTATAGTCAAAAACTACATATTTATCCCTATATTCTGTAAAACGGGACTCGCTAGGTTTATTAAAATAGGAACTTAATAAAATTCCCAAAGAATCAGCCCAGCCCTCAATACTATCTTCTATAATATGTTTTACACCTTTGCGCTTATCTTTTTTTTCTTGTGATAAATTTGGTAATTTAGCGACATGATGTTTCTGAACACTAAAACCCGTACCGCTACCGCAAAGCAATAACCAAAAACATTCCTGAAAAAATCTTAAGCGGTCGCAATAAGAGCTTGTGCAATTATAAATTTTAGCATGACGTTTTAATATAGGTTCTCCGCCAAATTGCAATGCTCTTTGACTTCCTAAAACCTTCTTTTTAAACATTAGATCGTAAGCCCAGTTTATATCTTCTTTTATTTGCTTGTCTTCATACATGATATTCATCATGTTTCTAACACGATCAACGGCCTCTTTCCAAGTTTCTCTTCTGTTTTCTATTTCAATCCACCTAGCATATTTACTGACAAATGTGTAATTTTGTAGCTCTTGAAGACTTGACATATTAAAGCTTCCTATTAACCAGATAAAGTAACGATATCATAATAATTGAACAGTACAGACCATCTGTAGAGTTTATACGACCTTGCGACGAGAACACATAATATAGAGATAGAATATTTATTATGTATGGCATAAGATCGGCATTAAATAGGTAATTAATTATATTCAATTATACACCAGCGGCCTTGTCTATTAAATCTTTCATCCACATCAAATCCATTTTTGTTTTTTCTATTTTAATACCAGTTTGGTGTACAAATAAATCAAATTTTTCTTTAGCTTTTTGATCAAAAAGTTTAGTGCCATGTTCATCAGACATTACTACTTTGATCACACCCTCTTGCCACAGAGCCATGATGCAATCATTACAACATTGTCCAGTGACATATGCAATGCCATTATCGGGCCTTATGACACAATTAGATAAAGCATTCCTTTCAGCATGAATCATCCAATCGTATTTTTCTGGACGAGAAGTAGGTAGAGATGAATCATCCATTCCTTTGGGAAAACCATTATAGCCAACACCAAGTATTCTATGCTGCTTGTCGGTAATAACACAACCGTGTTGGGTGTGTATGTCATGACTACGTTGAGAAACAACTTTAGCCAGTCCCAAAAAATAATTTGTCCAGTTAGGTCTCATACCATTATTGTATCAGAAGTAACGGGCGTGTCAATGGTGTTATTTTGTATTTTTTAGTTTGTGAATTTGCGATACTCATGAGGTTTTTTATGGACAATGTATGGATTATATTTTGCATAAATATCATCAATAGATATTTTAGAATCTTTT